GGCTGATATGAATTGGGGTGTAGCTAATGGTTGTGGAGCTTTATGGGTTTTTAATCCTACAATACCATACCGAGTCTTTAAAATTGTCACAGAGAGCGTCCCTTGCACCTCTAAATCCCATATTAAGGCAGCCACAGGTATGAATATAGGAGATCAGCCTCACATAGCTACAGAAAACCAAAAATACATTTGGAGGGATGATACAAAAGAAGTTATTTACGAAGAGCTTTGTGAAACCCTTGGAAGAACTTCTTAATGTTCTCCTTAGTGTACTCACGGAACACCCAAGGTCTACCTGGGACTTGAACACCCTTCCCTTTATTAAAGAAGTTATACAACTCCTTACCTGCAAAGAACCTATTCTTAGTTATGAACCCATCGGGATCGTCATGATACAGCCCATACCGAAAGAAGCTGAGTTTACTCTTTGAAGATTTCAGAGAACCTAAGAGTCCTCCGTCAGCGATTAACGGCTTTTTACCTTGTCCTCTCAGTTTTCTTGTTTCTAACGTGGACTCTTTTAATACTCTCAGACCTCCTTTTAAGGTTTTCGACGATTGCGTTTTAGCGTCTAACGCCCCTCTATTGGTCAATCCTGTTATCAACTTTGGGAGCTGGGTCGCTAACTTTTGGAAGCTGAAGTTCGTTTCTATTTTTATCATTTATTTTCTTCCTTTTTTCCCAAACTTTTTTTGCTTTGGCAATAGTACCAAGGTCTTCGTTATTTTCAAGTGTAAGCTCTGCTTCAGTAATTATGTTTAATTTAAGTCTATGGTCATCCCAAAGAATCTGATCGTTTGTGCTAAGAGGATATTCAGGTGGAACAAAGTCCAATCCAAGGGTTTCATTAAGCTCCACGCCTCTCGATTTTGCAAGGGCTTTCTCAACTTCATAAATTTTATTTTCGTACAGCCTCCAAAGCTCTATACCATCTACATAGTCCTCATGTCTCTCCAAGTCTCTTATCATCAGGCTGATACCAGAAGGAACTTCTCCACCTTGCTCAGCCCAAGTAATCCAGAGATGGTTGTTTTGAGCGACAAGTTCGACCATGAACTTCACGAGATTAACAGAGGTCTCGAGATCGCCTCCAGGACTCTCGATCCCAAACTTACTGTCGGGGTCATCAAGGGCGACGATATTGTTGACACCCATACGAGAATAAGTTTTATCGGTATCTACCCCACTCATCCAGGGTTGTCCCCACAACTGATACCTACTCCCAACGGCAAGCTCGGTCATTGTAACATTTACTTGCTCGTTAGCGGTGATAATATCGGTAGCACCCTCAACGAAGAACTCATCGAGTTGGTGATCCTTATGTGTGAAGATGACAGGTAACACGCCAAGTTTATGAGCTTGACTGTGTACCCGTGTCCCATCCTCGTCGAATCTTTTATAATGTGTGCTGTCGTAGTATCCCCATCCCAATTCATCCGTATTTGAAGGGTCTGAAACTGGTAACATTATAGGGTAAGCTAAAGCTACAGGATTCAGAGGGTCTTTGTCAAAGAATGGAACAAACTTATAAATCTGTTGGTATTTAAAAATAAGGTCTTTTCCAAGAGTGGGTAAGAGAGCCATTGAACCGTTTAGATTGGACATCTTTTCTTGATGTTTCATGGCAACCTCTTTATTTTTAATCATATCTTTGTACTTCACACCACCATCCCTAATCACTCCTGCCTGATAGATACGGCTCATCTTATCTATAAATCTCGTAGTGAAATTGTAGTTTGAGTAAGGAGCTTCATTCTCTGTAGCCCCGTCAAAGTATTTCATTGTGTATTGTTTTGTATTTGAAGAATAGTAGTCTAAATTTTTATTGACCTCTTCATCTCTTTTTCTACTTCTTTCTAATTTTGTCACCTGTAAAGCATCTTTTACCATTTCGTCTGATAACATTACCAACTCCTATCTAATAGTGTGAATCTTCCTCGTCTTATTGGAAAGCGATTGATAATGAAATATCTTGTTTCATCGCAAGTATGATCGTGCAAACCATCTTTAACTGGTTTCAACTTCAAATCCTTACCTTCATCTTCAGGATAACGGTAAGCTTCATAATCATCTATTGAATTTACACATTTCTTATCAACGTGGAACTTTCTTTCCCCGTCAGCACTCTCCATAAAGCTTCTAACATGTTCAACCCCTGCTGAGATGTCTTTCGATACTTTATCTCTTTTGTAATGTACCTTTATCCCATGCCTTCTGAATATCTCTATGTCTCCGAGTCCTGAACCACCAATTGATGTCCCTGCTGGATCTCCGAAGTATTTAACAACCCTGTAAGGCTTTGCTAAGACTCGTCTTGCAAGCACCTCTGTCTTTATATTGGTTTCGTGAGAAATCTCATCTATCTTAAAGATGTGATCTCTTGAATCAGTCTGATACCATCCTACGGCAGGCATCCTATACCCAAAGTCAATAGAACAGTAAGTTGGTAGGTCTGGATTGTAGGGGAAATTACCAGTATCCATATACCTATCAAATGGATAAACCTTGCCTGCATATGTTGTAAACTTAGCACCATACTCTTGATCGAATGATTCCTTTGTTAGATTCCTTTTAACAGATCGTAAAAACTTATCTCTCTTCCCACCAGGGAATACATGTTGATTAACCCAAGAAGGTGCTTGATAAGAATACCAATCAGGGTCTTTCTCTTTATGCCCTACCTGCCCAAGCTTGTACTTATCATAAATATGATTATACCCTTTAGGAGTGGTTATGAATATCCCTTCCCCACGTCTATCGGCTAAAGTTGGTTGCAAGAGTTCATCCCAAATGATTTTCTTCATTCTTGCAGACTCATCCATTACTACCTTGTCTAATCCTTCTCCAATAAGAGAATCAGGGTTCTCAGCACTTTTAGCATGTAAGGTTGAACCCCAAGCTGTTTCTAAGTACTTCTCACCTTTACGATTAGACTTGGATCTTATATCCATCTTTTCGTTATGAACACAAGTCTTCCAGACCTCCCGAAACACTAAGTCTGTAAGATTATGGTTAGGGGCTACAATCCAAGACCTTGTTTCAGGTAAAGACATTGTAACCTCTAGCTCTTTAGCGGCAGATAGCGTCTTCCCAAACCTTCTTCCACAAACGTACACTCTATAAGGAGCATACTCTTCTGGAAAGTGAACCTTTTCTTGTCCTCTATGTGGTATGTAATCTGTGAATTTAAACCACTCTCTTTTGTATTCGCAGTGTTGTTCCCAATTTTTCACGCCCCTTTAACACTATAACTAACATTTTGTTTCATATAATGTTGTATTATGCAAGTATATTGGAACTTTATGAGAATGTGTATGTTTAAGTTGCTAATTAAATACTCGCAGGAGGCTAAATTGACAGAAGAAAATAAAGAACCTACAATACTCAATGAAGAGGAAAACAAGGGTGGGAAAGAATATGTTCCAAGGGATAAGTTTAACGAAACTAACGCAGCATTAAAAGAGGCTAACGAAAAGTTGGCTAAAATCGGGATTGATGCAGAAAATGCCAAACTCGCCAAGCTGGAGAAGGATGGAGAATTGCAAACTGTTATAGACCAACAGAAGGCAACCATTGAATCGTTACAACCTATAGCCGATGAATATGATAAATATAAGTCTAATAGAAAAAAAGAGTTGTTAAGTAAGTTACCCGAAGATAAGAGGGAAGCTTTTGAAGATACTTCAATAACAGTTCTTGAGAATGTGGTTGCGATGCAAAATAAGGCTGTAGATATAGAACAAGATGACTTACAAGGTAGAAAACAAGCTCCTTACAAGAATCTTGGTGAAGTAGCTACTGCTTTTCAGACTGGAAAGATTGATATGGAAACTTATAAGAAAGAATCTGCTAAGTTTAAAACCCAAAAAGGAATGTTCGATTACAATTAAACATTTAAAGGACGTAGACAATAAACCAACTGAGCTTGGTGATTTCAACCCTGATAAAGAGGGTAGAGTATCAACAGGAACAATAGATGGTGAGATGGTCTATGTGTGGGATAACAAAGAAGTAATTTCTGATTCTGATGGGTTTGGTATGCTTGTTGGAAGACAGCCCATACCAAAGACATTAAAAACCTTTCAATCAATACCTTTGGATCGCTTTAATAAAATTTTTAAAGGAGAATAAGAATGGCTATTGGTGATATTAATTATTATGCTGGGTCGTTAGTTGAAAGAATTGTAATATCGGAGGCGTTGTTAGCGTTATCTGATGCTAATGTTATGTTACCGTTGATTACAAGTAAAGGCTTTGATGCTGCTAATACTATTTCATTCCCTAAGTGGAATTTAGGGACAAACAAAGTAAACGCAAGTGATGTCAGTCAGTCTGATGCTGGTACTGATGCTGCTGCCGTTGCCGTCAATTCAGATAAGAAAACACTCACCCCTGCAAGGTACACGTTTTATATCCCTCTTTATGATGATGCTCAAGATTCATCTGAAGAGAGTAATATCAACAGTACATTGGGTATATTGGGTGCTAATGCTATGGGTGCAAAGATTGACAATTTGATTTGTGCTAAGTTCGACAGTTTTGCTACTGCAAATGATGTTGGGACTTCAAGTGTTGCTATTACTGTTGATAACTACTTTACAGCTATACAGAAGTTGAAAAGTGCTGGTGTAAAAGGGCAATACAGGGGTGTATTTGATCCCAAGCAGATTTGGGGTAGTTATGGGATTTCTGATGATCTTGTCACTTCTGATCAATTTGGTGGATCACCTGAATTACAGGCTAGATGGTTGTTAAATGGTTTTGAAGGTAAATTGGCTGGTATTCCTATTTATTCAAGTAGGGAAACTACAACTTCTACAACTGCTACCAAGGCTGGAATATTCGGTGATGGAGCTTTGTGCTTCGGTTATGTTAATCCTCTTATCAGGTTTGAGCCTGAGAGAGAAGGGAAGAAAATCAGAACTGATTATGTCTTCTCTGCTAATATGGCTACTGATGTTTTCCAGGATACCTATGGGTGTCAAGTTTGGACAGCTACAAGTGCATAGGAGACTATGAATAAAGTAATGATAGGAGTGGCTACTTACAATGGTCACTCCTATATTCGGCCTAAGTTTATTGATAAATTGAAGGTCATATCAAAAGGTCACGAGGTGATCGTCGTTTGGAACTCTTCATGGAAAGAGGACAAGCAAGGGGTTAAAGAGTACGAACAGGCAGGTTTCAAAGTTATATCTTTAGCGGATAGAAAAGACGAAACAGGTGTTGAATTACTCGCCCGAAAACAGAATGTGATAAGAGATTGTTTTTTGAAATCTGACTGCTCTCATCTATTAATGCTTGAGAGTGACAATATAGTAAGTGATGGATGTATAGACCAACTCTTAGAACATGATGTTGAAGTAGTTACTGGTCTTTATTTCGTTCAATCAGTCCAAGAGATTATTCGCCCTGTTAGTGATATTGTAAAAGCCCACCCGAAGTATGAGGAGATGGGTAAATTCGATGTTACAATGATTATCAGGCAATGTCCTGTACCTACGGTATGGGGTGTTTTTGGTTGTGAGATATTTGAAAACTTAGAACAGCCTACCACGAGTGCAATGAGACTTTGGACTATACAAGACTACATAGACTACAAACACAAGGGGTATAAGTTAGTACCTATCTTCGCAGCAGGCGTTGGATGTGTTTTATTTAGTAGAAGTGTGATGGATTTAGTCCCCTTCCGGTCTCAGAACGTTGAAGATCCAGAAGAGAATCAATTAACTGATTTTATTTGGTATCATGAAGCCTGGAGACATGGGATAACTTCTTACTGCGATATTGATTGTTTGGTACAACACTACCATAGACAATCCGCAGGTCTTGGTGCTTTTAATAAGTGGTTTAGGGCTGATACTATGGAAAGGAAGAATGAAATCCTCTAAGGTCACTTTGGTAGCCAAGGGGAAGACTGCTGAAAACGCTGTTGTTGAGGGGTATTTAGCCACAATAAACACAGCTTCCAATCTATTTAAAGAGGTTGATTTTGAGTTTCTAAATGACTATGAAACGATAAATAAAATTAATCTCGGCGATATCAAGAACTTAATAATCCCTATACAGCTTCATAGTAACGAATCTGTTTCAAATTACACTTACAAAGATGTTTTAAAGCTCACTAAAGTCCCTATACACACTCACAAGTTATTTACTCAGACTATGAATTTAGACAGTAAATATGGGAATGTATGTTTTGGGGAGGTATTGTCAACTTATCAGATAGCCTTGAGTTGGCTTATTATGCCAGGTTTCAGAGATTTTAAAATTTATGGTGTTGGTAAAGATAGTGGATACCATAAAGAATTTGAGAAGAATGATGACGTTGGTAATTACAGGGATTCTAATTGGTATGCTTGGAATTACAATTTAGGGGTGAACATTTTGAAGAAGTATGATTGCGATTGGGAGATATTATGAGCATTAACACTACATTACAGGGACTTTATTTACTTGCCTATCCAGTTTCAGACATTAATGTAAACACATCTATCTATAATACATTGGGAAACCCACCTTTATCTTACACGGGTAGTTTAAACAGAAGGTTGGCACAATACGCATCGGCAGGTATAAATTTATTTAGAATTGAATCGACTGAAGATTACATAAGAATTTCGGACGGGACTTACATATATTAGGGGGTTGACATGGCATTTGGATTTACAGACGTAGCAGTAACAAAAGCACAATTAGAATTTACAGCAGTAACAGCAGGTACAGCGACAGCAAGTAAGGCTTTAGTGACAAACTCTTCGGGTTACATGGATAAGGTAACGGCTACTGAGTTACAATTAAATGACACTAATAATTCCAATACATTGGCATTATGGTGGAATGAGGATGATAGCTCGGATAGAACTTTAGCATTTAAAGTGAATGGTGCAAGTCCGACGCTTGATTTATTGACTGGCACTAATGTCTTTAATATGAATTTAATTGCTAAGGGTGTTGGTGCAACAACTACCTTTACAGTTAATTCAGACGCAGACCAACAGACTTCATTAGTCTACCTCTCCGGCGCATCAACAAACCTTTGGAACTTGAGAAGGAAAGCCAATGAGACTGATTTAAAACTCTATTCTTTTGGTGTCGCTAATGACACAATAATATTTGATTATACAACTGGAGAGACTGTTTTCAACTATGCTTTATTTGGTGCAGAGACAACAACCCCAACCGCAAGGACTAATTTTTGGTCAGTTTATGGCAAAGCAGATAACTCCTTATATTTTCAAGATGGGGCTGGAACAGAACACCTCATCCATCCAGTTACAGCATTTAAATCATTTACTTTGTCTGATGTAGGAAATGCAGGAATACATTATACCGCAGGTTGGTATAGAGCAGCCGCCGCCGATGAAACCTTAACTATTGGCGGAACAGTTACGCGAACTTACGGGACAGCAGGACAGGCCCACGGTGCGCACGCCTTTTGCGTTGCTTCAGGTGCAGGTGGGACAGATTTGGTTCTTACGGTCACAGGTGTTTCAATAACAGATGCAGGGGTGAGGAATGACGCTGATTCTGAAATAATTGTTGCCGATGCCGATGCAGCCTCCACAGATGAATATTTTGAAACTTCCAAAAAATGGCTTGGCCAAGTAACTTACACGCTTACGGGATCGAGCGGGGCTTTCACTTTCAATTATGGCTTCTGCAAATATGAAGATTTCGGCAACAAAGATTTCACCGTAACAGATTTTGAAATGGGAGATTTCCTTGCTGGCGCGTCAGAAACCGGGCTTAATGTAAAACTTAAGCTTCATTCTTCCTCTGGCTGGACTTACCATGCTTCTGCGTTTGTGCCAGGAGGAACTACGATTTGTGACTTAGCGACTGATTATGGTACTAATAATGATATCGCAAATGGTGATGATGGTTCTTACAAAAGAGCCGCATTAAGCCAAGCGGTATTGGGATCTAGTTCACAGGGCATTATTGTTGAAGTAACAACCGCAGTTAATAATTCTATTGATGCAGCCAATTTCCACGTTGGCGTTAATTATTAAGGGGAAGATATGATACAAACAGAGAAACACGGTAAGGTTGGTTTACAAGGAATACAGGGGAATATCTTAACCGCAGAGAAGCAAATTGCACAAGCTGAGATTGACTTGGAAAATGCTAAGGTAAAGAGTGTGACAAAAAAATTCACTAAGGCTAACAAGAATAAATTAATTAATCAGTGTCAGGCGAAATTAGACAATTACAACACAAGTAAAACACTATGGGAGAGTTATATTGGAGAAAACTAAAGATGTTACTGAAATGACCGCAAAAGAGGCTTTAGGGCTTGTGGTTAGTGTAGTCAATAAAGTTAAATTGACTATGGAAGAAAACACAGTATTGAGACATGCTATTGACTTATTAAACAAAGAGATTAATGATGAATGAGATAACTGAACGAGACATAGGCCTTAAAGATGGTAAAGATATAAGTTTGAGTCACCTTAAGGGGAAATATGACCAAAAAATGCCTGAAGTGCCCTTGGAATTTAACCATCACGACTTCGAGTTTAATGGTAGTATGGTTATTCACCTTCCAAAAGAGAATGTCAGATGGTATCCAAAGATGGAAGATGTAATTTACGCAATGAAGGATGGAGAAATACGAGGGGTGTGTTATCCTATGTATTTTGCTCCCACAGACAAGTATTTATTCAACTTGATGATATTTGCCAATCAAGAGGTTGATGTTGTTGAGTTGAAGTATTGGTCTTATGGTCACAATGAGTTGTATTCTTTAGGAGTTCAAGAGTTTTCAGATAATATGAGACTTGGTACACCTATAAGTCCTGTAGAGCTTGGGAAAGTTTGAAGAAAACTATTAGACGTTTGACGAAAAAGGTTTTAAAAGACCTTGATTGTTATAGTGAAGATGCCGTAAATTTAGTGATGGAAACGGGCATGGCTGAAAGCGGATTCCGCCATTTAGAGCAGATCCGTGGCAGAGCCTTGGGCTTTTTCCAGGTAGAACCGAGTACCGCTTACGATATTTGGGAAAACTTTGCTATGATGCGTCCTCGCTATAGAGAAGTATTGATGAGATATGGATTTGACGAGACAGACAGAGATTCTATTACGGGTAACATAAGGGTTCAGATTGCACTTTGCCGTCTGAAGTATCGTAGAAAGAAGCCACCTATCCCCCATACTTTAGAGGGTAGGGCTGAGTATTGGAAGTTGCACTATAACACAAAACATGGTGCTGGTACGGTTAAACATTATTTAGAGGTCAATGGAGGCTAAACAATGAACGGGATTCCGAGAAACGAACAAGGTGATATTAATGTAGACGAGTATAGGGAGAAGCTTTGGTACTCTGTAAAGGATATTGAAGAAAAGCTCCCTAAAACGATTAGTGCTGTGAAAAAGAATTCTAAGTTCATCATGAGATTAAAGGTGGCAGGTGGGATAATTAGTACGATATGTATTGCTCTCTTTAGTATATGGAGTGTTTTAGCCTAAATTAAGGAACATTCTTTGAGTGTTTTAGTTAGGGTTTTAAATGGTTAAACGTGTAATTGTC